ATCGTCTTCTTCTACTGTCTGACCCTCATGCTTATATATCTTTTTGCAACTAACTACACGTTCTACAAACGCGGTCCAGTGGTTGGGCTCAGCGGTGGGCCACCAGTCGCGGGGGTTGATGTTCGAAGTGAGGATGATTGTGAGCGGCTTAAACTTGGTGTACCCCCCCTTGATCTCGGCGTCGCGAGGGTATCTATCAAAATAGAAAAGAGCATCCTCAATCGGGGACTTGAAAGCTTCAAACTCGTCAAAAAGAACAACAGGCTGACCGCGATAATTTCCAAAGAACTTTGGGTAGGACTTGGGCATGGAATACACCTTTCCAACTCCAAACTCATCCTCGGCCCACTTACTCTTCCCTGATCGGGGCGGGCCCCACCTTATATATACTTCAGGCATTTCACGACACAACTTGACAACCTTCTTGGGTCTCGCGTCTTGTTCCTTGGCATCAACATGTTGCTCGTAATCCTTCAACCCTCCACGGTACTGACAAAACGTGTTGAAGTACTTGTCATTCTCAGCAATCTCCGTGCAGGACTCACCATCTTCTATCTTCCTCTTAAACTCCAACAGGGTGTGCTTTACACCTGGGTCGTTGGGCTTAACGCCATACTCCTGCAACTCGTTCTCTTTGGAGCAGTACGCATCATTGCAAATGATACTTCCCTTCATCTTGGCAAACTCGGACAACCGGGGCCATTGTGAAACGGCCGCCGTACGTGCCTGGTTCACACGAATGGGGTGCCATGCACGCACCCACGCCTGCAGGTGCATGCGGTCGGTCTTCGGGCAATGCTCGAGGCCAAACGCAACGTAGGAGAACGTCTTCCGCAGCTCGGATCCCGATCTCCAATCAACAGGTGCATACAAATCATGATAACACGTGAATGTGAAATTTCGGGCGGTCATGTGTCACAGGGTGTCACAGGCTGGTCGGGGGTAATAATATCCCCCGACCTCACGCCTTTATATAAATCTTTTTTTAATTTCATTCCGCACACACTTTCGGGAGTCTATTTCACTGAAACTTTTTATTACATACAACCGGAAAACCGTAAGGGCAAAAAACCGGCGGCGGCGGCGGCGGCGGTTACGCGTCCTTGTAATACATCCGGCTAATGAACTCATTTACCCTACCCACGTAATACACATCTTGGGCCGTGGAGTAGTTGCTGTAAGCATAACACACGACATGGTAGTCGAAAAACTTGGGATCAGATCCCGAATTAACGTAGGTGATCTTTCCGCTGCGCGAAAACTTGGACCCAGGGATCCACATCCTAACAATCTTGGTTGCACGGGAAATCACCTCATGGTGTCCACTACCATCATTCAGACTATTGATACCGGTTGATGGAATACCAATACCACCTCCAGTGGTAGCAGCATTGGGGGCACGCATCTTAACATACTTCTGACCAATAATCGTGTACCTTTCACGGTTGAGGTCATCCATCATCTTGTTGCCTGAATTACCAACAAATAGAGTTCCACGGGTGGGAACATCACCACGGGCACACTTGACGCACAACACACGGAACGTAACATCTGAATAACGTTCATTCAACTCCAACATCATCTTAATGGAAACACCACGCAGGTTGATATCATCACCAATACGCTGGCCAATACCAGAGTCCAGATCGGCAGTTCCCAACGTGGTCTTCAATAGGGTGCTACTAAGGGTCACAAAATTATTGTGAAAAATCTCATAACCTTCTACAGAAACATCCTGAGAGGTCTTTGTCTCTATGTTGCGATTCACAGTTGCTTTCGCAACCTGTCTCATCTTCTTTACAAGCGCATCGCGCTTAGTCTTGCTAAATCGGGCCGCCTTAAGGGGCCTCGACTTCCTCTTGTAACTCTTCTTCAATCCAAACTTAGGCATCTCTGAGGGGATCGTCTTCTTCTACTGTCTGACCCTCATGCTTATATATCTTTTTGCAACTAACTACACGTTCTACAAACGCGGTCCAGTGGTTGGGCTCAGCGGTGGGCCACCAGTCGCGGGGGTTGATG